TTCCGCATCGTTACGAACGGAATCATTGAGTACACATACGGCTTCCATCCGGCAATGGCCATGCCCGCAGCAAGGCCCATCATTGATTGCTCGGTAACTCCCACGTTCAAATATTGAGAGGGGAATTGCTCCGCAAAATCCTCAATATATGAGAAGCCAACATCCCCGACAATTAAAATGACTTTAGGGTCTCTTTTTGCAATATCTGTAAGTGTGTCTACAAATGCTTTTCTCATAGATAAATGGTGGTGGCTTGGACAGATTGCCTCACGATGACCACCGGCACCGGTTATGTGCTTAATTCCTCAAGTGCTTTTTCGTACTCTTCATCACTGATATTTTTGTAATGATACTCCAATTTGTCCTCCATGAACGACACTCCCCTCCCCTTCACAGTATGGGCTATAACGGCAATTGGGGCACCCCCTTTGAGTGGGGGAGAGGTGAGTGCTCTTTCAATTTCTAGGGGATTGTGTCCATCCACTTGACGAACTTCCCAATTAAATGCGTTCCATTTTCTCGGAAGTGAATCAAGATTCAAGACCTCGTTGGTCCTTCCCATTGCTTGAAGTTTATTGTAATCTACTATCACCATCAAATTATCAAGGTTGTGGTGAGCACCCAAAAGAGCAGATTCCCACGTAGTTCCACACTGCATTTCTCCATCGCTCATCAAAACATATACCTTGCGGTCATCTGAATCGTTCTTCTTGTAGGACATGGCCATCCCAACGCCCATTGGTAATCCATGGCCCATTGCCCCACCCGCAGCAATAATTCCTTTTACCGTTGGCTCAACAAGACCTATGTATTTACTGTCATCAGCACAATAAGTTTCCAAGTCTTTTTCTGGGATAATTTTGTGCCGAGCCAAGAACGCATACGCTGTTGCAGCAACCCATCCTTTTGAGTAAATGAGTTTGTCGTGATAGTCATAACCTCCGTCTTTTGGTCCCTCAAAGCGAAGAACCTTATCGTGAAGAACAGCGAGCAAATCAATGCACGACAAGTTGGAACCTATATGTGAAGTCTGGGCCTTGTGAATCATCTCAAGGACCTTCCTTCTTACTTCCAAAGCAGTCCTTTGATAGTCCATAATATTATTTTAACATCACCCCAAAATGACTTGGTTTGAACATATAAAATCTGCAACCTCTTTTTCTCGGGCCAAATCTTCTCAAGATATGCTTGGTGCGGGTTGAACTCTCCCTCAAGAACTGCTCCCTCGTCCATGTTTGAGAGTGTTGCAAGGTCTGTGATTCCGGGTTTAACAGAAAAAATGACCTCCTTCTCCTCATCCGTCATCAAATCAACAACACCCGGAACTTCTGGCCGAGGACCCACAATAGCCATGTCTCCCTTGAGGACATTCCAAAGTTGAGGTATCTCATCAAGTTTAGTTTTGCGTAGGAACTTTCCGATAGTTGTAATACGGGGGTCATCATCGGCGGTGGAGGGCGGACCAATCTTGTCCGCATCTTTGACCATCGTTCTGAACTTATAGAGCACGAATGGTTCAAGGTTTTTGCCGATTCTGGTGGATTTGTAGAGCATAATATTATTTATATTATACCTTTTATTTGACTAGAGGGAAAATGCAGTTTGTGGATAACTATACATCAAAAATAAGGGGCTCCTTACGAGGAAGCCATACAAACACTTGTTTTTTAACACAAGGAGGAAAAGGATATTTTTCAAACCCAATCCGCCCATTGTATTTTTCTTTACTAATTCCATCTTCTCGGTCCTCTGTTGTGGCCTTTGAGTTCCAAAAAATTATCTCTTTTCCGTTCATTGAAATACCGTCAGAGCCATATATATCAATCTTTCGGTAGAGCATCCGGCCCGGCAACTTCATGCCACAGGTAAACTCTGTAATTTGAACTGTATACCCTCGGGCTTCAAACCATTCCTTTGTTTTTCTCTTATAGTAATTTCCTCTACTCGTGGTACTCGCCATATTTATTAAGGTATTTTGATTTAATGTTCCGTCAAAACCTGTCAAGCCCATGTGTGGTGAGATAAGGGTGAGGAGTTATTGTTAATGGTGGCGGACTTTGGCAATTACTTGCTCCTGTGTCCACCGAACAGTTTTGAAAGAGCAATATACTTTTTTTGTAGTATTACCGCAAGGCACACCAGAATTACTACCAGAATTATCAGTGCTTTTGTCTTTAGGTTTTTCATTGTAAACCCCTACTTAAATCTCATATCTCCTTCCTTGATTCTGTTCGTGCATGATACACAAGTATTAACCATTACTTTCTTTTCTTCTGCGACCGTCCACTTATTGCATTTTTTGCAAAAACGGAATACAACATTGACTTTTCCTTTACAATATGGGGACTTGTTATTCATGTTCATGGCAGTCCTCCTTGATTCTGTCTTGATTCTGTCTTTACACGACTTGCAAATGTATTCAATCTTCACCTCTTCGGGGCCTTCTTGAAACCATCTGCCACACTTATCACAAGTATAGTAAGGAATGTTTTCCATTGTAAACCTCCCACTTTCACATTGTAAACCTCTTTTTATATTATACCACATCTTCGCCCTGTCTCCCGCTTATAGTCCATGCCAGATTATGTGTGAATTTTAATAAACTCAATTGCCCATGCGTGCCATACAAGTAACTTATAAGCAAGAAACAGCAATGTGCCGAATCCAATCCACGCATAGAATTGCCTTAATGTTGTATATTGTTTCATAATAATTTTGGTGGTTCTGATAGCAAGAACTTTGGTATACGAACGAGTTTTTTTCTTTTGCGTATTTCAATGAGTTGTTTCAATGATATCTTCTCACTTTTTGCCCACTCCTTAAGTTTGTTTTTCCGTAAAAGATGCGTTCCTCCGTCAATTTCTATTAAAACTTCATCGTTGTTTCTCAATATATCAAGCGGGATTGATACTCCAACCATGTCTCCAGTCCACACTCCTTGTCCCGCACTCCAAAACCAACCTTTGTTAATTTTAATTTTAACCATGTTTAAGAACGATTATACTCTGACTCAATTTTATCACTAAATTTTTTGAGCAATTTAATTTGCTCCTCTGCGATGTTGTATACGTAATGAAGTTTACGCCATTTGATGTACTCAATACCTGCTTTGGCTTTCGCCTCTGATGCGGCAACACTCATTCCCTCATCAATGTTCTTTTGAACTTCTGCACGATACTTCTGTTCTCGGTCCATGAGCGGACCAATAAGGAACGCTAGGCCACTAATCAAGTTCTCGCACGATAGGAATAAATCCGTCATATTGTGAGACCTTGACCATTTCCTAGCACTCCCTATCTCCGACAGAATCAAGCGTGAGGTATCAATTATTTCTTTTTCTGTGAAGTCCGCCATAATTTAGAAGGGGATGTCATCCGGGTTCACTTCCCCTAACGCTTCACGAAGGTCATCATTACCAGATGGTGTTTCTTGTGGAGTAGAATTAGGATTTGCAAACACCACGTTTCCCTTCTCGTCAATATTCATTTCCCAACCTTCGGGAGCAAGATACGCAATGTTTCGCATCTTCCCGGACACGAGAGCACGGATGACCCACGCCTTGATTTTTTTACCAACCCAAGTTGTTGACTCATCCCCAAGACCATCAACAAGGTTGTTTACTGACGTTTGATTAAATGAGAGATTTTTCTTCTCTCCCGATGCGAGTTCAACTTGAAAGACATCACGGTCGCCGTATTCACCGACAACAGTTTGTCCTTCATCCAAAATGGTGATAACATCTTGGTCTTTTATATCAACACCTACCTTGGCCCAATCACCACCTACGTTTACTTTTTTTTGCATTTTCATATATTACTTTGAGTAATTTACTTTTAATGGTTCAAAGCGGTTTTTCATGTTCCGGTAAATCTCAAGTGCTGCTTCAAACAACTTGAGGTCATCTTCGTAGTGCTCCGAAACATACACATCTTTCTCCTCATCAAACTTCCCGTCCTTTTTAAGATTGACAATCAACCTGTCATCAATCTTAACCTCGGGATTCATTTTTTGCTCCATATACTGATACGCTGCACACTGGGCGAAAGGAGTCCTGTCATATACTCCACCAGTCTTGATGTCTCCAATATAGACCTTGCCCTCAATCTCACACTTAAAGTCATAGGTTCCTCCAACAAACCAATCTTTGTTGTATACCTTCTTTTCTGATTCAAGGAACTTAACGCTGTTTTTCTCTGCCCAAGAAACGAAGTGGTCCCGCATTGTGTCCACCAATTTCTTTTTCTCATCGGGCAACTCGTTGTATCCCTCAACCTCTCCGTCCTCTGACTTGATGTATAACTCACATAATTTGTGAGCAATCTTTCCAACGTCTCCGGCTTTGTCTCTTTTTTGAGCATGAGCAGTTTTTGCCTCCTCTAATAGTTCTGTAAATATCTTTGGGTTCTCAAATAGCTCCTCTGCTGTTGGAAAGTTCTTTTCAATATGCTCTACTGCCATTCTTGCTGCCCAACCAATGAGAGCAGGTTTTGCGATAACATTCAGAATAGTAGTTACTCCGGTCATTGCTTTGCCGTCATAGTAATAACGGTGAGTTTCCTCATTAAAGAAGAAACCTTCTTTTGGTATTTGCATTATAGTTTTCCCTTTCCCACACCACCTCTTACGAGTATGGCGTGGAAGAGAGACGTAAGAGTTAAATACACGACCAATTACTTTCTAAAATGGGGAACATGTGCTTTTTTTTGTGCAACTCCACAGTGTTGACAGAATGGGTCTGAAAGGAAAATCTTTTTGCCACATTTTTCACAATCACGTTTTCCTTCTCCCATCTGGCCACCACACATTGAACAGAAGTTTGAATCGTTCAATGAAGAGTAATAGTTACACTTACTACAATGTTTTACTGCCATAGAATTAACGATATTAAACTTGTAAAAGTACGACCTGCACTGGCCTTGAGCCGGAGGACTTACATTAAAGACTCTGTGAATCTAAAATGTTTATGTGTTGAGAATCTTATCGTTGCCCCCGAAGGCCGGTGCCCAGAGTATCGCTCGCCACGAGTACTCCAGTATTTTAATTTTAATTGTAAGTCAAATATAAGTCAAGTATCATCTGTGGATAACTCTTCGCCTTGTACTATCTGCTTTATGCGTTGCTTTGTAACACCAAAAATCCTTCCTATCTCTTCAAAGGTAAGTTTACAGCGTTCACATTTTCTTAGGTGTAGTATCCGGCCCAAGTCGTCTCGGATTTTTTTAATAGGCATTACTTCTATTATATACTACTGAAAATAAGAGTCAAGTATTTTTGCAGTTCTGTGGATTAAGTGCCCAGTGCCAATATGCAGAAAAACTATTGGCTCGCTCGCAATCTTGAAGAAAGGACTTGAGTGTCCACAAATCAAGGTGCGACATTTTTATCGCTATCCATTTTGATGTGTACGGCTTTCGGTCAGATTTTTCTCTGGACTCGTTGATTATTTTTTCAAACTTGTGGACTATATCTGCTCTCTCGTTGTTTGCTTTGTTTTCTCTTTCCTCTCCTCTTTTTTTTATAACGTCCATGTATCCACCAAGTTGTAACTGTTCACCGTTTAAGTTTTTCATATATATAAGATAAATTATTGTTCAGGCAATAGGAAACACCCTAGCCGTTTATAATACGTGTGTTATGCACAACGAGTTGCTCCGTTTTCTCTCGGCTCGCTGCAACGCTCAACGGTATCTTGGTATCTGTTGCCCCCAAGACCTTCTCCTCACAACGCAAGAGCGACTTTGCATTTAACGATGTGAGCGAGGGGTGTATTGCCCAGTACAATGAGGTATCCACCCTTCCACAATTTAATTGGCATCCGGGAGGGGCTTGTGGATTCGCCAACCCTTACTCCCAGTGGTTCAGAGTAATTCTCTGACGAGGAGAGATAACGGCGATGGATTTACTTTGCACCGGCGGGATGAGAATTAAGCACCCCGATGCCGGACCGTTATCTAACTCCCCCCGTCAAAAAATTACAAACAAAAAAACCCCCACAACTGACAACGGCAGTCGCAAAGGTTGCGAGGGTTTTTTTATACGCAATATGAAATTGTATACTGCCATCATCATGTCTTAATTATAGAATGTCAAATAAAAAAATCCACAAGTGTCCTGTGGATAACATTTGAAGATGGTATAATGTAAGAAGGTCGGACTTTTTTACAATGTTTTAATTTCAATGCACAAAAAATGTGCATTTAATGCTTATGTCTTTTGATGACACAACTGCTGCTCCGGAAGAAGGAGCAGAAAAAAAAGACGGAGAAGAAACAACTCCGGAAGCAGGTGAAGATGAAGGAGGCGGTGCGAGTGAGTAATCTAATTGTACCACCCTTCTAAACAAACAAAAAGGCCTCTAAAGGGATTCCGTCCCTCCGAGGTCTTTTTGCTAAAACTGCCAAGTTGGATTTTGCAATCTAACTTTGCACCTCTAGTATACTTGATACATATTCCGCCAACAAGTCCAGTGATATTTATAGTCCAATGAAAAAGCCCACGCTGTCAATTCTACTTGATGGCGTGGGTTTTCTATATCAAGTGCTTGGCCAAACTCTTGAGAAAACTGTTTGAAAGTTGCGGGCATATATTGAAATATACCAACTTCACCGGCTCTTCCACGAGCGGTTGTAGAGGCCCCAGACTCGCACATCATAACGGCCCATAATTCGTCAAAATTGACCCGATATTGCTCTGAATAGGCCAAGATGACCTGTTCCGCATCAAACGCCTCCTGCGTTGATTGTGGCTTCACTGGGGCGGTATATATCTCTGTTGTCGTAGGAAGTAGGAAGAAGAAGGGGATTGACAACAGAAAAATGTATATTGTAGTACGAATACGATTACTCTAATTTTTTAACTCCATGCCTCAAGGCAATCATGCCTCCGAATCCCAGAAGCACAAGGAGTGTGTTTGCGGTATTCCCGTCAATGAATCCGAAGAGAGCGAGGGCAACAACAACAACACCGGCCCATCCGGCAATAAATGTTTTGTAGCCATCAATCATCTCAAAAATGTTTCGTTTTTTTTTCTTAGTCATAATTCAAAATGTGGTTTTAACTTTTCCCAAGTAGCACCACCGGGCCTATATTGAAAGTGCCCGACATCTCGTGATTGCCAACGACCTCCCCACTCAAGACCGAGAGATTCTCCTTTCTCACCGAGAACATCCCAATAGCCCGCAGGCGGGGACCAACCATAGTGCTTAAACTTGATATCAAATGCAAGTGCGTATTGATGGTAACTCTCCAATCCTTCTGCGTTCGTGATGATGTTGCCGTCTTTGGTTCTACCTTTTGCATAGTAACCATCCTGTGTTTTTGCAGTACGAAAACTCTCAACGAGTTCAATTTCGTATGAATCATTGATTGTGTAATTTTTCATCTGTTCCTCAAGTTGCTCAAACTTCGTCTTAAGGTCCGGCAACAGTGCCTCCCTTCCTCGCAATTCATAAAGAGCCACCCGAGAAAGATGTTTTGAGATAAAATGTTTTCCCGCATTTTTTTGTTGCATTGCGAGAATGGCATTGAAAAGTGCTTTGAACATATTATATAAATGCAATTAACGCCCCAATTATAGTAAAGAGGAGCGTGATGAAAAGCCCAAGGAGCCAATTCATCTTCATTCCAAGATGTTTTAAGTGGTTGTCTCTGATGTGTTTGAGTTCACCCCGGAGTTCTCTAATCTCTGCCTCAACAGTAGAGAGGCGACCCTCAACACTCACTTTGTATTCTCCGTTCTTAATTTCCATAACGGTCTACAAGCCACGAAAAGCCCATGATGACCGCACCGAAAAATAAAATAACGAAAACGTACTCTAAAATCATAGTTTTGGTAGTGCAGGCAATTTCGGCAAACTTGGTAAACTTGGTAATGAGGGAACGCTTATACCAGTTCCCTTTTGTCCGACCTTTTTCTTTTCCTCGGAAGGAATAAATTGTTTAACTGCAACGGGGGTGATAGTTCTCTTTAACTTCTGAACACCCACGAGGCCTTCTTTGGTTTTGTATTCTTCAAGAAATGCAATCTGCTTCATTGCCGTTGCAAGGTCCTCAAGAAATGTAATTACACGAGGAGCATTTGCAAACGCTGTGGGGTCCAATGCCCCGATTGTAGAGAGAGCATCTCTGCGTGCTTTTGAAATGAGTTGTGCTGTGAAAGACTTGTCATCCTCATCTTCTCCGATAACTGCACTTGCCACAAGAACCAAAGAACTTATTACCACTGTTGACCGGAATAATTCCTGAAACTCTCTTGACTTTAATACATTCGGGTCCCTCTTTGCAAGCATCTTCGCAAGCCGGCCCGCATTGACAAATGTGGTACGAGCAATTGGAATAGCCCATTTTTTATATTGTGTGAGTATCTGTCCTTCTGTGGTAGCACCAACAATTGACGAAGCATCCTCAACAACACGGTATCTTCCCATCTCTGTTCGGAGCCCGGAGAGTCGTTCAGATGAAATTTGTGCTGCTTTCCATTCTGCATCACTCATTGAACCGAGCATAAAGATTTTATTGGCCCGTACTGTGGCATCTTTGAAGAGCCCCATCAAACCAATTGAGAGACGGTCCGCAATGTTGTTGCTTGCATCATGGAACGCATCCCACGGTGTTCGGCCAAGAAATGCCTCATTTTCTCTCACAATTTTCTTTCCTCTTTTAGAGTTCAACCGTGCAATTCCCCGAGCATATCTTTTTGTACCGAGCATGGTGAAGGTGGTTGCCTGTTCACCAAACTGTGCAGCAATAGATACTGGAATGTTCAATCCAAGGTCATGTAATAAAGTAAACATCTTCACGAACCGGAGACCAATATCAAGTTCGTCTCCTTGCTTTGAAAAGAGACCTCGGGAAACACGTCCTTTTTTAGTGTTTACCCACTCGTTCACAAAACGCTTGAGAGAACGGTCAAACTCAAGACCACGAGGTGTTGTACGTGCAGGAGTAAGAGAGTGTGCGTAGATATCCAATTTAGGCACCACAGAGTCCAATGCTGCCTTCTTTTCAAATGTCTTTGCGTAAGTCAAAAATGCACGGGCCACGTTTTGAGTTGGTGCAATTTGGCCAGTACGTCTCATTGAAAACTGGAAGAACTTTTCAAGAGGAAGTATCTGTCCTGTATCAGAGTCAAGAATATTGAAAACGGCCTCATCAAGTTGATATTGTTTGAACACGCTTTTGAAACCATTGAGAAGTCCCTTTGCCGGACCACCGGCTCGCCACTCTTCAAGAAACCCTCTGCGAATGTGGGTGATGTAATCGCTACGATATTTTTTGAGGACCTGAAACTGTACAAGGTAGTCCCTCATACGAGCATATTCTCCAATGATGAAATTGGAAGCATCCAACTCTTCTTTGGTCATCTGTTTTGCAAGTTGGGTTTTTGTTTCAATTCTTGTTTCTTTTACTTGATTAAAGATGTCGGTTAGTTGGGATTTGGTTTTGAGAAGTTTTGGGTCAAGAACAATTAAATTATCAGTTTCGCCAAACCCGCCAATATCTCTTTTTATTTCTATAGCATCAAATCCTTGTTCACGCATTATTCTGGTTGCTTCTTCTTTTGCTATTTTGGCTTGTTCTAACATTTTTGGGCGACCCTCATCTAAAATTCTTTGTGCTTCCTTATTTTCAGCTAATACTTGAGTGCGAGTTCTGCCTTTCCTGTCTAGTATTTCATTAGCCCTCTTTGCTATATCCCTATCTATTATATTTACATTATCATCGGCTTTTCTAAAAACATCTGATTCATTCCTGAAAAATCGTTCTGCTTCGTTTCTTGTGGCAAAACTTTTAACTTTTGCGTCAGCAGGTAAAAATGCTTCTACTTGTGAACCTCTCCCTTTTATTAGCAATTCTTTTGTTGTTGCTTTTGTGTTTACTCCTAAAGGTAGGGTATCACTCGCACCACTTCCTTGAATATCCACCCGAAATCCTTCTTTTTCAATTTTTGCCGCAACTTCTGGAGATGTCTGATGAAAAACTTTTCTTTGACTCTCCACAAACTCATCCGCAGTATCAAACTTCCTTGCCTTACCTGCTAGTCCACTTGTTATAACAGGTCCTTCACTTGGTGCCTCAATGTATTTGAAAATCTGTTCATCGGTTGGAACGGCACGCTCAACAAGTCCACGCTTCCGGGACTTACGTGCTTCTTTTATAAGAGTGTTGGCAGTTCTCCGTATCTCAAAGAATCGGGCCTCACCTTCCAACATTGATTTTGAATACCCCTCAACCATGTTGCGATAAAATGGGTTTTTCTCTGCAAGTGAAGTGTCAAAACGTAGCCGGTCTGTTGATACAACCTTGATGCTCTCAAGTTCTTTCACGGATACTCCCGCCTCTTTTGCAAGACGTTCACGTGCTTCACGCAAGGTTTTAATTCCCTTGAGGTCAGTGCGGTCAACGGTCTCTAATTTTCGGAGACCCAAAAACTCATCTCCTCGTTTATATTGAGAAAGAAGATTATCAAATTCAGTAAGTTGACTAATAGACATATTTTCCACTGTCGGGAACTTCATGGCCTTACGAATGTTCTCTGTTTTTCGGAGTTCCTTGTCAAAAATGGTTCCTTTGAGTTGAGCAACCGCCTTGCTCCGCTCTGCAAACGCCTGTGCTTTTCCGGCCACCTCCTGCATAAAGTTATCAAATTGTTTTTTGTCCATTAGACGCACATCACGCCTTCTGGTAATTTTGGCCATTTCAACATCAGTAAGGTTGAAGAACTCCTGTGCGGCTTTAACCTTGCGAGAACGCTCCTTAATACGCTTTTGAAATGCCATGAATCGTTGACGCTCTGCTTTCTTTGCAGTTCGTATACGCATACGGGCCTCTTGAAATCCGGCCAGTCGTCCTTCCTTAAACCCCTTAACTTTTGCACGTGTCTCAACTCGTGCGATTTTGCGGGCTTCTCCAATCGCCTCTGATACGGCCTGTTTAATCTCACGTTGTAGGGCCCGGGTCATTCGCTCACGACCCTCAACAAGTTCTGATGCTACTCGTTTTTGTCTTTGGAAAATATCTGTTGATTGACGGACACTTCCCTTTAATTCATTAAAACTTCTTTTCTCTATAAGATATTTTCCAAATGCCGCCCGGGCCTCTTCTGAATCTCTAAATCCAAGTTCCGTAACGATATCATCACCACGCCGAGCAAACTCTGATGGCCCACGGCCAGTAACCTCCGGTAATTCGCCAGTTCTTTTATTCGTATAACGAGTCAATTGGCGGGCGGGGTTGGCTTCAAGTGCTTGCTGTGTGAATCCGAGTTCCAATCTCAACAGGTCCAACTCCTCTGTGGTAATAAGGTCATCTGCAACGGAATCCAATGTGTTTGTGATATCGTCAAGTGCCTTACGTTCGGCCTCAAGAGAGAGTTGTTCCCGAGCAATGCCCTCAAGCGATTCTTCCTCTGTAATACGTCTTACCCTTAATCTTCTTGCCGGTGCTGCGAAATCAGTGATTTTTGCTTGATTAAAGAAGTCGGTGAGTTGGGATTTGGAGTCTCTTACAATAACAACGGGGATTTCTTTAATTCCTAGTTCTTTTGCAAGGATAGCTCTATTTCGTCCCTCTTGCGATAGGGTTTTTCCAGAAAAATCTAATGAAGGAGCACTAAGTTTTTTTCCTTCAGATAATTGCTTTCTCATAAACGCCAAACTACTCCCAGTTGGTTCTACTTCGGGGATTCTTGCTAAATACTCATCAGGTGTCATTCTAACTACATCAGCCGTTTTCCCTTTTATATTTTTACCTATAAGTTCGTCAAGATTAAAGATACCTGTTTTTTCATTAAATACTTTCCTTGCTTCTACTGCTAGGGGTTCTAGTTCTTTTGAAATCGGAACACCCTTTCTTGTTGCTTGCATGGCTTGAACATCTCCGGGCTTCTTTTTTCCAATATCAGTAATAAGTTTCTCAATTTTGTTTGGGTCTCGCATCCCATCAATTGTCTGTGCTAGTTGACGAAGTTCAGCATCCGTGCCAGTAATGACTTCACTCAATCGGGCCTGTGTACGACTCACGTCTCCGCTGAACTTTGAAAGGTCAGTAGCAGCAGACTTTATTCTTGCCTGGCCTGCTTTTGTGCCACCACCAACAAAGAGGTCCAGTCCCATGAAAAAGAGTCCCACAGGAAGTGCGAAGTCCTCTGCTGCTCCTTCTTTGGCTCCTGCCGTAACAAGGAACTCTCCTCCAATCTCTTTTGCGGTGCTCTTCAAAGAGAAGGGCTTGTCAGTACCGTAAATAGTTTTTGCAAGATTCTTTTGAAATGTTGTCTCTGCGACAATCTCTGATTCCGGGTCTCCGGTTAGAATCGTTTGGCCAATGGACCCGGCTTCCTTTGCAAGTGTTTGAGCAATGTCTTTTGCAACCTCACCAAAACCGGCCACGAACTGCCCGAACGTAACCTTGGGTTGTTTAATCTCCATTGGTGTTACCACACCCAACTCCTCGGCAAAAGTAAGAAATACTCCCTTTGATGCCTCAACATTGGCTTGTGCTGCCTGTGCCTCAAATGCAAGTCGTCTGATTTTCTTTAAGCGTGTTTGTCTCTCAATAAGAGGTGCCTGCTCTCTGCGAACCGCAACGGGAGTATATTGAAAACCACCCTCCGTTCCAGTGTCATTTATGGTAGTAGGAGGGCTTATAGATTCATTGTTTCGTTGTGCAACGGGTACATACGCCATAGTTAAGGTAAAATCTCTTTTAAGATATCTTTGTCGCTCACTCCAAAGCGTTTCCGTGCAAGGATTCCCTCTGCTACTGAATCAAGGTAATCACTGATTCCTTCCTCACCGGTTCCTCGTTTGAATATCCCAGACCCACCTCTGGTAAATCCTTCTGCTTCGGCTTGCTCGGCCAATTGTTCGTCAGTAAACATTTGTCGGAAAAGTTCCTTGATACCTTCTTTATCAGCAGGCAATCTTTCTTCTTCCACTTTCTCCCCAGTAACGGCTTCACGAAGTGCGTTTGCTTGTTCAACGGGAAGTCCCTTAAGAGTTTCATCAAGTCCAAATTCACGGATGTCGTTCTCTATAAGAGCAATTTCATCACTTGCGAATCCACCTCCAAGAAGAGTTCCAATATCCCCGCTTGAAAATTCAAATCCTTTATCAACGGGTGTCTCTTTTCCTGCGGGTCCTCTCACGGCTCCAAGTTCCGCAATCTCTTCACCAGTTCGCTTATCAAAGAGTACATCGGTTTCAATACCGTTCTTGACAACCGAGCGAACAATAGTGTCTTTGTCCTCAACTTTCCTGCGGGCCTCAAGTTCTTTTTCCGCTTGCTCTGTGAAAAATTCTAATTGGTCTTGCTTAAATCTTCGCTCTTTATCAAAAACATTGAGTGCGAGCGTTGCAGCAAACTGTGCTTGCTGTCGTGCGTCATCCCGAGTTCCCTCAAGAAGCCGGAGACGATTCACTCGAGCATTGATTTTACCTTCAAATTTATCTTCAATCCTTTCTACTCGGGACCTTCGGGTTCCTTCACTTAAGAATGGATTTTCATTGACCTTCTCAATTTGCTCATCTCGTTCGTTTTCAAGTTCTTCAACTTCACCGGCAATGGCCTCAAGTTGTTCGTTCGCTTCCGGTATCTGGGTTGTTGCCATGACCTCCTTGACAATATCCTTAATTGCTTTTGTTGGATTTGTGAAAAAGTCCTGTGCCCCGACATCAATCCCGTATTCAGTTTTTAGAAAATCAAGAGTGCCTTGGTCCTCGGGTGTGGGTGTAGGAGGTACGGTAGGGACAGCAGGAGCAGCAGTTGGTTCCTCGGGCAACGCACCCGCAGAAACAGTTGGTGCTTCTTCTGCTCGTTCTGGCACCGGTTCCTCATCAAAGATTGGTGCTTTCGCAATCTCACGGAGAGTACCTCCGGGGGTTACTTGGAATCTTCGTTCGCCCACAGGAACAATAACTCCTTCACCTCCGGCACGCTCAAGGTCTGCTATGGTAATGCCAAACTGCTCGGGAGAAAACTCTCCTGTAATCTTGGTTACATCTGGGATGGCATCTGTTGGCCGAGCGTCCTCTGGGGTAACTTCTGGGATAACATCTGCCTCCGCCTCGGGGACCACCTTTTGAGTTGAAAGGTCAACGATGCCTCCGGGTGTACGCCCAAAGAACTTACCACCGGCAAAAGTTTTGTCTTGCCGTAGTTTTCTTAATTCTTCGTCTTTTAGTGGGTCTGTTGTTACCATAGTTTTATTTTAATACCATTGGTCTCTTTTAAGGGTATCCTCACGCATCGCACCTCCGAGAACGTCTATTCGCTTAAACATCCCCCGCTCGTGCGTGTGATATGCAAATTGCTCGTCCTTGTGTCGCTCCCAAACACCATCAAGAAGGTCCTTTGCGGTTGCAAAATGCTCTCTCGTTTCTTTCGACTTCTGGGCCCGAATCTTTGCGTATCCAACCATTCGTTCAACGATTGCCTCGTTCCCCTCCTCCTCTGCGTCAGAGAACACAGTTGTTATGGTAAGGTCGGTGGTATCAACAGGAACGGGCGTGAATTGACCCCATGCGGTAATGGTGCCTGAAATTTGAGCATTATTATTGATATAGTATCTCCGGCCAAGGTCAGTAAAAATCTTATCCTCACCACTTGAAAAGTCCTCTTTATAAATTTGATAATCCGCAAAGTTTACCTTTCGGAGTCGGTCGCTTCCCACTTGGAGGAACCGGATGCTGTCAGAACGGAAGTTGTCGGGATATGCGTAATCTTCCGTACCAGATGCGTATGTTTGAGTGTTGTCTCGCCTTTCGGTAAATGGCCATTTCTTATAAGAAGATGCCCACGCATACGCTTGATTGAACCAACTCTTTAAGATGGTGTCAGTAATACCCCCAGATGATGCGGCGGTCGTGCCCTCATCAAGCCGAACCAAAACCTCTGTCATTATGTCATCTAAATTGTTAAGCATATTTTTATCTTATTTGAACCTCAATTGTTACGTTTATGTGAGAACCTCCGACCAATGTGCCCCCATCTTTAAGGGCAAGGCGGTCCCCACGGTTTAATTGTTTATTTGCCAAAGTTGTTGTTAATGCGGGCGTATTCACTGTATTTGCTGTTCCAGTAAGGTCAAGGTCTGCTGCGAGCACTTCAACCCCTGAATCCGGTGCAGTCGTTCCAGTGAGTTTCTCAATGTTGAGAGTTCCTGATGAAAATGCGGACTGGTGAATCTGTCGGACCTCAAGCACGGCACAGTCAAACGGTGAAATCCAAAATGTTCCGTAATTGTCAGACGTAAGCACTTCGGCACCCTGAACGGTATGCTCCACATAAATCTTCTTCTTGCTCAAATCTCGCCAATCAATCCTGTCGGAAGTGTGGAAGTGTTCCGGTAACAACTCTCCGTCTTGTACTTCTGTGATTCCATCTGTCATATTATGCTGTTTTTTCTTTAGTAAATTCTCCCTCAATAACTATTGGAAGAACGACTGGTAATTCATTGGTTCCGGTCCACTTTAATTGAATCTGAAAATCATTGAGGCCTCGGAAATCAGAATCTAACTCAACCCTTCGTTCACTATTTGGAAAGTTGGTATTGTTTATGGTGTCAAGAGCAACCCCTGTTGTACCACCCGGGTCCACAAAGTTGCTGTCAATGCTTTCAAATAAACGAACGGTGATTGTTTGGTTTGAGGTAATTGCTTCTCCAAAAGGAATAATGACCTTTGTGATTCTAAACGGAGCACCCATTTGATAAATATTTGAACGCCACGCTGCTGTGTTAGCACTTCCTGCAACCCGTCTGTCAATTCCCTCTGCCGAACCAGTTGACCATCCTGCAACCAAATCTGTGTTATTAAATGAATCTTGTCTTGCACGAAGAAGTGATGCAACCATCGCACTGCCAGTACCATCGGTGCTGATAATGTGATGAATTGCAGGTGCGTTGACTCCCTTGAGACTATACGCATATACACCTGCTGCACTATCGGGATGTGTATTATGGCTTCCCCAAAATACTCGGTTTCCTTTTGCTGCTACACCACCGGCAAGCGGTAAGTCTGCAAAAGAGAGAAATCCTATTTGTTCTACTACTTGGCCACCACGATACACAGAGAGCCGAGTTCCTTGTGTATAACTACCGGACCAAACATAGAGAAGTCCATTATGAAAAAGAAGTGCGGATGCTGCGGGGTCTTGAAGGTTGACATGCCTATATGGAGAAGGTGAAAATGTGTCCCAAAAATGGAGCATTGCGTTCCCTCCACCAAAGGTTGCGTTTGCTGTATTGGGAACTGTGAGCACAACGATATCAGTGCCATAACTCTCAATATCCACAGGCATCTGATTGAAAGGAAGGTCAAGAGCATTGTATGTTGACCCATTGTCTCCGGTTCCTTCATCAGTAGCAAACTGTGTTTCAATATAGTGAACGAGTCCACGACCACGAGTTGATGCAGTTGATGTGGAAGAATCAAAATCTCCAATATAAAGTCGTCCATCATTATGAACGTGCATTGGGTGATTCGGCACAGTAAGGCCCTCAATTGAAGGATAACCAAAGTCATCAAGTGCCGTTTGGGCTATTGTACTGTTCCACCAAGACTCTTGAAGTGCTGCCGAGCCATCAAGTGGACCCCAACGTGCAATATCAGCAAGCCGAGTTTCACTTGAGCCATAAGCCATATAAATATAGTTGTTGTAGTACGCTCCGCCTCGTCCTGCTAATCCTTGGGTCCCTCCGGTAGTTGTTACAGTTGCCTCACCTCCAAAAGATGTGTTCCATGAATTAAGTCGCCCTGCACTTGAGTAAGAATAGAGCAACTCTGTACCCCGAGGAGGGGTCATAAGCCAGTAAGGCACGCCATTCAAAAGTGTTGAGGTAAAATCGGAGTAACTGGTGGGCATAAGAAACCCTGTATCCCTAAACGCAGTCAGGGGTTGGTCTGGGTCAATTCCTATTGAAGCATCAAATCCGGTATTGGTATCTGCCAACTGATAAGGAATATTGTTGACAGGGTTTATGCCTCCCAAGATTGAATTTATTTTAATTGTGAATGGTCGTGCGGGCATTTTAATAATCGTATTTATGGTGGTCTACCTTGAAGTATTTACCTCTAAAGTAGTATTTATCTGCTTTCGTTAAAAACATCTTTCTCCACCGTATTTCGTCAATGGTCGCCTCAATAACTGTTTTGAAAAACGGTTCTTGAAGCATAACCTTGAGCACCGTCTGTATCAATTCAATTCGTGCTTTCATATCTGGCACTACTTCCGCATCTTTTATAAGGTCAAACGCCTTTGATAACTTCTGAAATGGAAGTGGCTTTGTTTTGATTCCTATAAGTCGGAGAAGTTTCCGGCCAAGCATCCAGTACCACACATATTGTGCTGCCCATTGAAGGCGAAAACGATATGCGTCATCTTCTTGCAGAAAGAAGGTGATACCCTCTCTCATCCTTGCAATGAGAAAACGGTTGTCTGGATGTGCAACTTTTCCCTCAAGTGTTTCAAGGGCACGATTCACTTCACGAACAGATGCGGCCATTCGTTGCGGTGGGAGCATATCCGGCTTGCATTTTTTTATCTCCTCAACGAGTTGAGGGATAACATTCTCTCTGAAATGCTCTGCAATTCCGTATGCAGTAGCATTTTGTTCAAGCATGGCCCATGTATCGTTAAATACGAGGTTCTTTATTTTATGCTTGAATCGGGCCAATGAACCGGTAAGCACATGGCCACGAGGGAATCCCGCAAGGGGATATTTCTCTCCCTTAATCTCCATTTGAAACGAGCCATCGGGGGCAGTCGCTATGCGAGCCCGTGCGGTATCGGACCATTTCCAATACTCAACCATTTCTGGCGGACGGATTTTATACCAACGGTTGAAAAAGAACTTAATGATTTTTTTTATCATAGAGGTTGTGAGTTGTGGTTCACCTCCTCCCGTAATGCGGTGAAGAGTGTTTCGGGAGGAAGCACCCTCCACCGCAAAGACGAACCACAGGTTAGGTTATAGCAAGCCGAACAGACAAGCACCGGCTTTTCGCCTCATAGCAGGGACAAGAGCACCGTAAAGGTGAAGTCCTTGATACTTCTTGGCAAACTGGTCCTCTGCATCCACTATTCGGGATTCTGCCCACTTGTAGGCAAAAGTACAGAATGAAATGTGGTTACCGAGTACCATAGTCGCACGGGTTCCGTCTGAAAGAGATACGTCAGCACCTTGACCGCTTGCAGTAGATTTTTCAAGCCGAGTAGATACACGAGTACCTGCTGCTTGATGAACCATAAATCCACCCACTCGTCCAACGTGTCCGTTAAGGATAACGCCTGTGTACGCCATCTCAATTGCAGGTTGCAGTTCTGCTGCCTGCTTCAAGATTTTAGTAAATACAGGTGTACCAGTAACGTGTCGGTCGGAGTCTGGGATTTCATTACGGTCCAACTTTTCAGCAAGTTCCGTAATCTGCTCATAAACCGTACCACTTGCAATCGTAGTTGCTCGTACCGCTTGTAGTTCCCAACCCCACCCGGCTTCTGATGTAACTTTTCCATCAGTGTTTTGGGACGAAGTAAACTCCGAACCTCCACCAAGCCCTCGTAGGATGTCTCCGGCAGGAATGTCAGAGCCCGCAGTTGCAGCATCCCAGTTGGTTATCGTTGCTGTGTTCGAATCGGTAACAGCAGTTATTCGATACCACTCGGTTGCCCAAGTTGTACCGGATGTCAAACGAACCGGTTTGCCAATATCTTGCGGGTCCTCAAATCCAGAGTAGTCAAGAGAGCCGTCTCCGTGTTCTACCGTTGCGACTGTACCACCGTTGACAGGGCCACTTTGAGTATTCAAAGTACCACCGGCAGCAGTAGTTGTAATTGACGCTTGGGTATCACCGGCGGAGCCAGTTATTCGCATGTCAATACCAATCCACGAACCTGCTTTTGCAAACTGAACATTCTCCAAGACATAAGAGTCAATAGAACGTTCCAAAACTTTGTTAGCGTTTTCCACAAGCGTGTCGTCAATGTCGTCAGCGTAGGTGAAAAGGTCCTCAAGGCGGTCAATAGGGAAGTTGTAATACTTCCTCTTCTCAACTATCAATTGGTCCTCATCATCAACGATGGCTTCAACATTCATATCAGTATTTGCAGCATAATCACCGAGCGTGATATCTGAAAGGAAAGATAGAATGTTTACTCTGTCGCCCGCTTTGCGGATTTCGCCTTCATAGTTGGTGTTTGTTACAGCAGGAGTAATCGCAGTTTGGTAAAACATACGAAGTGTCTTTGCAGCAAATTGTTCTCCAAAATTAGAAAGGGACATATACGTTAAAAATTGAACTTAAGTTGCCCCTTCTGCGACTTAAACAATATCTTCTGGTTTGAGCGTGCCGTCCTGTATCATTCTCTGATACTTTCGGGGTTGCTTCTCCCGTAACTCTTTGATATCGTCTTTTGATAATTTCCCTTGGGGGACTTTTGAACCACCTGTTGGCTTCTCTAGGCCCGGGCGGGCTTTTGATTTACCACCAAGCAATCCATTTTCAGCAAGAAATGCTTTTGCTGCTGTCTTGACAGACATTCCAGCGTTGTCTGGGTCATCACGATAGTCCTCAAACTCGTCGGCTTTGTCCTTCAAGGCAGGATACTGTTTCTCTAATCCATCAAGAGTTGATTGACTTTCCATTGCATCTAAACGAGCATTGGTATCCTTCAACTGCTTGCGAAGAGAATCAGCATCATCCTCCTCTTGGTAATCATCACCAGAAGGTGCAGAAGATGATTCTAAATCCTTCACCTTTTTCTCAAGGTCCTTGCGTTTTGTACGCTCCTCTTTAAGAGCAGCAGCGAGGTTACGGTCTGGGGTTTTACTCCCAAAGTCGTCTCCTCCCTCTCCATCATCACCAGAAGGTGAATCAGCAGGTGCATTGGCAGGGGGTGTTCCTTGGTCTGCATCCGGGTTTCCCTCATCTCCAGTGGGGTTGTCCGTTTGCTCCGGTTTATCACCGGCAGGTGCAGGAGTGTTTACGACATCTGTGTCGGTTACCTCTTTGTCGGGCAACATATCTTTTCTAGGTTCAGGCATACATTTTTACGTCCGTAGACGAAGTTAATTTGTAATTTTACGACCTAACTTGTCGTGATTGACACGTCCTCCGAAGAGGGTTGAGTCTTAATTAAATGCTCCTTTATTGTTCACGGATAGGCATAAAACTATTTTTTGGTTACGCTCCCTCCGTGCTTACGGAAAGAACTGGTGCTATTGTGTTGCGACTTGATTTTCACAGAGCCGGAACGCACCTTGCTTGTAATCCTTCGTGTTTTCATTGGTTTAGGCATACGTTTATTGTTGATTAAGAACTTTTAATAAATGTCGCTCCGACCCTTACAGTAGTACCGGTAACATCTTCCATGTCTGCGTACCACGTACCACCAGACGCACTTTGAGGAATTGGTCCCGGAAATGTAAATCCTTTCGTATCGTTTGCAGGAAGTTCAAGGTTGCGTACCACACTTCCATCATCTGTCAAAGAGATATTGATGGCAGCGTCAGATGTGTTTGCACACGTTACTTCAAGAAGGTCATGGAATGTTGAGGTAACCCCAGAGAGCAACACAGCAGCATCACCATCTGACAAGGTTACTTCTGCGGTTGACGTAAGTTCACGTACTTGGTACGGATACACAACAGTTCTTCCTATCTGGTCAACGGCCGGCTCAACAAGTGTTCCGCCCGTGAGAGCAGCAGGGAGAGAGGTTAATACTCGGAATAGTGTTTTGATTGAATTTTTCATAAAAATATGCGGACAATCTCTTTTTGAGACTGCCCGCTTTTTGCAAAAGGTTAAGGCAAAATATTCAATTGTTACTTATATTATAACAAATACCGACTAAATACACAACCACACATCACGCTTCATCCACAAGTTTCTGTAAACGTCTCTCAAGAGATTCTCTCTCTGCTTGAGGTGCTTCAATCGCCTCTAAAATGGATGAATACACAGTATGTTGTATAACCAAACGCTCATTTTTGACCTTATCATTATCTAATTCACGCCATTGCTTCTCAATTACCTTCAATTGCCGTCCACAAAACTCGGCAATCTTATCCACAGTTATTTTGCCTTCGGAGAGAATTTGCTCCCATTGTTGAAATGTGGCCTTTTCACCACTCTCCAAATCAAGTTGAGAAAGGTCCTCAATCCCACGTTTTTCAAGCAATTTTGCTATTAAAGGGTGCATATTTAATATGGTTTTGGCTTACGCCTTTTATTTGTTATTTTCATTTTGTTTTTCTCTTGTGAGAGTTGCTCTACGTTTACGAATTTTACAATCCGTACACACTGCAAAAGTTACAGTTTGAGTTGAATCCTCTTTCTTCTCACCGCAATATTTGCATGGTAATAAATCAGTCATATATTTATCCTACTCCTAAGGTTAATAATTGATGTCCGCCACCTCCTGCTACTGCCGCCGCACTATGTTCTATTGTTAATGTAGGGTCGTTTGCTGTTCCTGCGAGGTCGGCTGTATTAACACCTATACGGTTTCTTGCGTTGTCGGCGATTGGTGTATCTTCAACATCGTGTCCCTCTCGCATACCAAACTTTGTAATTCCCGTTTTGTCTATGTTGCCTAGTCCAGTAGCGTTTAATGTCCAAGTGGTCGTGGCAACGCTTATATCTCCGAGGTCTATTGCAGTTGCTTGTGCGGTTGTTCCGATTTGGTCAAAGTCGCCAGTTACAAGTGCGGTGTTTGAAGCCGGGGTTGTGGTATAGATATTTATGTAGTCTGGTCCAGTAGTATCTTGGTTATCTACTTCCGTAACTTTTACGCTGAGTGTTGCAGAGTCTATGGTGTCTGTGTCTGGCATCCCTGAAGTGTCAAATAAGAAAAACCCACGAACAATTTGGTATCTATTAGACGCCCCACTAACTTCTTGCGAGTTGGCAATAATTGAATTATCCGCCGTATCATTTACGGCTGTTCCGCTTGCGGCATCATGTGCCTCAGCCCACGAACCACCTGCCTGTGTATCATAATAAACCCATCCGTCCACCGATGTTGACTCGGGGTCATCGTCTGGTAGGACTGTCGTTGTGGTGTTGCCTATCTTCCCCTGAATGATATTCTCTGAACCGTGTACTTGGGTTTTTACGGAAATGATTTTGGCAAGATATTCTAACAGTGTGTCTTTCGGACTTTCACGGAGTTTTCGTTGTCTTATTTGCCCGTCTATGACTGACTCACGAACAATGTTTCCATTGGGGTCGTCTATTAAAACAGGCGGGTTGATAATAACAAACCTTTCTATGTCCACTGTGCCATCTTTACCAAAACCAATTTGAGTATTTGCCGGAATAGTACGCACTACATCTTTTCTAACAAACCTTCCGATTTCATCACCTATGTCTTTGTAAATAACCTTTGGGCTACTACCTGTCCACGCTTTGACAAAAACCTCTATTCCACCATCTATCGGTTTCATATCTACAATTTCAATGAAATAACTACCCTGCCGTGTTTTGGCGATAGTCTTTATTTTAGCAATTTCCTTGCCCTTGATATCCGCCCTCTCTTTTGCGGGTTTGTTTTTTATAAGGTCTCTAATCATTGTTACACATTCTGAACGAAGAGCCCGGTTACATCAACAGTTGTACCAGTGATGTCTCCCATATCTATTGTCCAGTTATTGCCAGTATCGCTTTGAGGATACGGAACTGCGGGCACTATACCTGCCGTACTATTTGCGGGGATTTCAAGAGACATGACCACATTTCCTGCCGTAACCATACGAAGGTCAAGCGTTACTGCTGCGTCTGATTGATTGGCTCCCATGACCGAAATAAGGTCATTGAATGAACCTGCCGTTGCAGCAAGCAAGGTTGTTTCAGTTCCATTCGCAAGAGAAACATACGCTGTGTTAATAAGGTCTCGTACAGTGTAAGGATATGTGATTTGCTTTCCAAGGTCATCATGCATTGAACGAACAACATCCCCGCTTGCAACCGCAGTTGGGTTTGAAGTTCTTGCCTCTCCACCTTGAAGAAGGGGATTGCCGGCAACCGCAGCGTCATGTGCAGCATCTCCAACAACCTCAATTGTGTTGGTAGAAGCCGGAAGAGTAACAATATCAACATTACCAATATTGTTGTTTCCTGCTGCAATGGAGAGAATGTCTACATCACCAATATCTACACCAGAGTTTGACAAAAGTTTCGCACTCATTCCAACATCAGTAACGTGTTCAACACGGATTGTTTCTGGTGATAGTTCATTTCCTGCTTGGTTTGGAGATATGTCAATTTCTTCACCGGCAGCAATCGTTTGGTCTGGCATTGAAAGAACATCAACGTCTCCAATATCTACTCCCGAGTTAGAAACTGCTCTAACAGAGGTTACGGCATCAACAGCATGAACAACTCTCAAGGCAGAAGATGAAACACCTCCACCCATTTGAAGTACACGAAGTACGTCATTGGCAGCATCGTTATCTCCACCTTCGGCAAGCATGGCCGTTCCAGTAACGCTTGTGTCAGTGTCTCCTTCCGTATACTGCGTTCCTGCACCAGTTTGGTCAACAGAAACTTGAATACGATTGTCGGGATTCACTAGACTTGCACCGGCAGAACCTTGAATGTCTCGGATTCGAGTCCATAGGAGTCCATCTGACACTGAAAGTCCCTCATAATCTCCATCAGTACCGGAGAGGTTTGCGGGAGTATCTTGACGAACTACAAGTGCAAGGGTACCCGTATCACCGGATGTGTGTGCGGCATCTTCGTCGTATTGAGTGCCCGCTCCTCCACCTGTAATAATATCTACTTGCAATCTTCCTCCTTCATCAACGAGAACGGGCCGTGGAACATTGCCGTCCATACCTTTGATGATGTCGGACATTTTACCGCCTCCACCTGCGGAAAACATCCCCGCCATGTAGGGTTTCCCGTCTGGTCCTGTAAGAATGACGGGGATTGGGTTTTTGTAGTCCACGCCCAACAAACGAGTTCCCATTTCAGCAGGGAAGTTCACTTGTGCGGGTTGAACTGTAACTTTTGGTGCCTTGATTGGAGGAACATTGACTGTTACTTCCGGCTTCGGCACACGAATCTCTGGGATTTTAACTTCGGGCATTGAAGGAGAATCAATCTTGATTTCCTTTAACGCTTCACGAAGGTCATCCCTACTTAATTTTGTTTGAGAGGTAATTTTCTCAAGGAGAGGTCGGACCACATCTACTATTTGGTTGCCTAAACCAAGCACAAGATTCCGCCTGTCATCTTCTTGACGGTTTCGCTCTTTTTGCTTATTTTGGTCCACGGCATCAAAAGCAGCGTTCACTCCTTTAAGAATCTCTCTTGGGTCTTTTTTAGGCATACGCTATTTTTTATTTATATTACCTTCTAATAAACTTTTGATATCCTCAAGGATACCAACGACCTCGTTATGTAATGTAAGTCGCAAAAATAAATCAAACTCTTCCCTTTTCTCACTGCCTTCCTTCTCTTGAAGGTCCTCTGCCTGCTGCATCAAATCCAGTGCTTCTCTTAATAATTTTTTCTTATCTCTGGCCATGATTATCCTTTTACTTTGTTTAGTCGGCTTTCAAGTTGGCTCAATAGTTCATCTTCCTCCGCATCAGTTGCGGGCTCTTTAACAACTGCCTCTGCAACTGGAGTGCCTTCTGTCGGTGCTTCACCCGGAGTTCCTTCTGCTCGTGCTGCTGCTTCCGCTTCACGTTGGATGGCTTCTTGTTTCTTTTTCTCTGCTTCTTGAACCTCACGGATTTCTTCTGGGGTCAAGTCAACAATCTCAAGCATCCTCTTTTGAACAATGCGATTAAGAACAAAGTTGTCTGGGAACCTGCTCTGAATGAACATGAATTTTTGAATACCCTTTGTCTGCTCTTCTTCCTGCTCGGATGTTGAACGAACAATTGGCTTGTATCCCTTGTCGCTCTTCCAGTCAGAAGGGTAGACAACTTTCTCCCATATCTTCCCAGACCGTGCCGTTTTGTGGAGCGTTCTATTCTCACCACTGTTTGCGTCAAGGATTCTCTCCCATTTAAGAGCAAGGTCAAACCAACTCCTACGGTACATCTTGGCCATTGAAAGAGTACGCTCAAGGGCTTTCCCAACGAGCATTTCAACTTCACCAAGAGTGATTTGTTTCTTTTCGGAAACACCTTTCTCAATCGCTGTCGCTGCGGTGCCTCGTTCAATAACTCGTATAAGGAAGTCAATTGCTGTGAAAGTGTCATCAAGACCAGAGATATCAACTGGCATGATTGTCTCTTTAGGATTGCCCGGAGCAGGAAGCATGCGTCCGGCACCCGGCTCATACGTCTGCGGTTTATATCCCTGCACAGTGGCATCGTACCAGTGCATTTGAAAGTTCTTGAGCGTTCGGTTTTCTACCATTTGAGAAAACCACACGTTGAGAATCTGGTTTGGTGTTCGCACAAGGTCAGCAGGACCATCACTCCAAAAGTCCATTGTCTCTATATCTTCACCCCATGTTACAAACGGCCAGAAGTCTACGCCAAGAAGGTCCTCAAGGGTTTCATTTAAGAGTTCGTGCTCATCATCAGCATACACAATCACTCGTTTCTCAAAATCTTGTTTCTTGGTATTCCACATCAATGTATAGTGCTCGGAAAGATTCAAAATAACATCACCACCCGCAAACTGTGCAAACTGGTCGTTCTCAACACCCATTGATTTGAGACGCTCAACTTTCTTTTCCCATTCCTGTTTATTTCTATTTGACTGAACAATTGCATCAGTACCGGATGCCCAGATGCGAAGTTTTGATTTTGCATCTTTACTGTATCGTTCGTCTGCGAGCACTTCCCGCAACGAACGAAAAATGTTTTGGTGAATTATAAAACGTGCTGTCTCAATATCAAGTGGGTCCACCATTGGGTCCACGACAACATCAAAAATATCCAAAGGCCTCACGTCTAGGAATCCCTTTGCATCAATGTTTAGTTTTTTGAAAGCACGGCCACAAAGCATCACCGTCTTTTTGTCTTGAATGTCAACTCCCTCAAAGTTCAACCTCTCAAAATCATCATTCCAAATCTCTTGAAGAATAATCTCTTTGTCTTGGTTGCCTCCGAGTTCCTTCCAATCAACAGAAGGCGGGTCATCAATTTTAGAGAGCAGCGTTTTCACTGTTTCTTTCATAAGCGGAATATTGACCGCTTGACGTTGCGTTAATCTGTTGGTCTTAACCTTGTTACGATAGAGTTCGTAATTTACATTCCACTCCTTGTGCCTTCGCTCCTGAAACTCACGGGAGATTTTCTTCTCCTTGATGAGTTTCGCCATCAACACTGAAAGGTTTGCGACTGACGCAACGGGGATGTCCTTAAATGGTGTACTTATTGGCATATATAAAATAAAAACGAGAACCTTATTGATGTGGTTCCCGCTCTTTGCTAGAGGTTAGGGTTTTTGGATTGTCTCCTGTTGTCTCTATTGTAGCACCTTCATACGGATTACGCAAGGGCTCATCTGGCTTATCTGGCTTATCTGGGTCTTTGTCTCGCCATTTTAGGAACTTCAATTCTATACTAGCCAGTTCCCCCTCTCTATTAAAGGCCAAAGTAGCAGTTCCATTCTTTATGTTAAAAACTCCTTGTTGAAATAGGGTGTGTATAACTTTACGAAAATACTCTGTTTCTTCAAAGGAAACTCCATCTAATTTTATATTTATCATTCCTTGTGATGACATATTAAATTCCCAACTCTGGGTAGTAGGGCTTTGTTGAACCCGTGGCTTTTACTTTACTCAAATCAACTTCCTTGCCCTTAAAAAATGTGAGAACAAACGCATCCGGCACATCTGTACTCTCGGAAGGTAAAAGCAATCCATTACGCCTCATCTCATCTTTTGGCATTATCTTTATTTTTTTGCTCTGGTCCTCTTTATAACGAATCTTCAACAACTGGCTCCAATCTTTATCTGGCTCAAGTGCCCCTCCCTGCTTCACCCAGTTCCGGGCCAACCAATACAATTGAGCACGAAGATTTGAAAACTCAAGAATCTCTTGAACTCCCGGATTGATAACCTTCTGGTCCATTGGCTTCTCACCAACTCTCACACCGGTTGCAGGAATATCCATTTGATGGAGACGGCTCACTACACCGGACCCAATACTAATTGCATCTATAAAAATGTTTTGGGATTTTATTTTCTCTCCCCTGTGAATTTCAGCAATGTTGTCAGCAGTTTTCATTAAGTCTCTCTCACGATTCTTGCTGTGGATTTTTGCGAAGTTATCAAAACGAAGAACAAAAGCGTTGTAGTTCACTCCTTCGGCAATATCTCCACCCAAACGCTTGAAACCTTTTGCCTCAACTTTTCTTTGTTGGGCCTGTTCAAGCATTTCCTCGGTGAACAATGGCATCCATCCTGCGTCATCAATCATGTCCTCTGGTGGATGAACGCACTCGTAAAGGATTCCAAACATAATCGGGTCAACTTCTCCTCGCATCTCTTCAACAAAATCTTCTGTGATACGTCCTTCCTTAACTCCCTGCTCCCAGTTGATGATAATTTTTTTATACTTCGGGTCGTTCAGAGAACGAAACGCATGGTTGCGACCAAAACTGTTTGTGATTTTTAATAAAAAGTTTTCCGTGTGGCCTCCGAGCATACGCATTGCTTTACCATGAATCGCATCGGGAATAAGTGCAGAGTCATCTTGAATCAAGTTTGGAGCACCGTGTCCGATAAGAATATCTCCAGCATCTTCTCCCTTGCGTCTTGCATCTGCCGAGAGAATGAAAACCTCTCCCATGTTTCCCGAGCCATCAACCTTAAAAGAAATCTTGTCTTTGCTTCGGTGTCGCTTGATGAACTCCATGCTCTCCTCGGGCCCAATCTCAAACTTTCCGAGCGTGTAGTCATTCTCAAAAATGTGCTTGATGACCTTGTTCATTATGATACCAGCTTTGTCTTTTGTTCCACCAAGTATCGGCCATCGTTCGGGGAAGGTTGTCGCTCTCAAGAGAACGGCCATTGAAACAACATCTGACTTCCCATATTGCGTGTAGCACTCAAAGATGTTTCGTGGGGACTGCTTTTCGTAGATTGCACGGAAGAGAGAAATCTGCCCCTCGGTCATTTCAAAGGGCTTTGCGTAATCGTTCTTAAATAACTTGCGAACGATATCAAACGCTTGTTGGTCTTGTTCATTAAGTTTTGTCATCATCTTTATCTCCCGCAACAAGCCGGAAGAACTCGGTTAATTGAGCAAGATTCTCCTTGTCTACATCAATACCGAACTGTGCCTTTGGAAGGCCGTCAACGTAATTCCAAATCTGCTTGATGG